GCATCATAAGCCTGAACATCTGTCCCAATTGCTAATCCTAAGAAAGACCTAGCAGCAGAACCACCTGCGCCTAATGTTGTTAAATCTGCATCATAGGCTTGTACATTAACACCAATAGCAACACCTAAGTTAGTACGAGCAGTAGCAGTATTGTTTAAGTCAGATAAGTTATTGGTAGCGAGTAATGCACCAGATAGAGAAGCATAGGCATTTAACCAAGTAGAACCGTCCCATACTTTCATCTCATTAGTGGTTGTATTGAAATATAATGCACCAACTAAGAGTGTGTTACCATCATTGTCTAGCGTAGGAGCAGAAGACTTAGCACCTAAGTAACGATCATCAAATGAATCATAGGAGGCTGCAGCGTTGGTTGCTGAAGTAGCTGCAGCAGATGCTGAGTTACTTGCGTTAGTGGCTTGAGTAGTTGCCGTAGACGCAGATGCAGCAGCGTTACTTGCAGAGGTAGACGCAGCAGATGCTGAATTAGCTGCGTTAGTCGCTGAAGTAGAAGCTGCAGAAGCAGAACTTGCAGCATTTGATGCAGATGTCGAAGCAGCCGATGCAGAATTAGCAGCGTTAGTAGCAGCGGTTTCAGCATTGGTCTCAGCAGTCTCTGCGTTAGTCTCTGCAGTTTCTGCATTGGTTTCTGCTAACTCTGCAGCAGCTTGTGCTGCGAGTGCAGCGTCTTTTGCTTGAACTGTGATTAGTGCTTCACTGGCTGCGTCGTTGACTGCGTCGCCAGTACCACCGGGACCACGATAAATACCCATCTATTGATCTCCTTGACTTGTTTAAATACACTCAGCGAATGCACTTAAACAAACTCCCTAGCCGAAGCTAAGGAGCTTGAGAGCCTAAATTAGGCGTTTACTGCGAGAACAAAGCCAGTCTCAGGACGAACTGTCTTGATACCGAAGAGGGTATCAGCAGTGTACAGAGTCGACAAGTACTCTTGCTTGTACTGAACTTGTGAGCGAACACCTAATTGCTCAGCAAGAACCATCGTATCACGATGAGCCAAGATTGCAGCTTTGATTGCGTCGCCAGCGGTATTCTCAGCGGCGGTCTCAATGGTAGGAGCATTGCTCGTTACATAGATGTCGATACCGTAGAGCGTACCGATTTGACCGTTCTGAACACCACGACCGTCAACGAAATCAGAGCTATTGTAACGATCGATACCCATGATTGCTTGACGCAACGAAGGAGGAATCGCAAAGAAGCGACCATCCATTGGAGCATCAGCGTCGTCCATGAGCTTGATCAAAGCACGGAAACCAGCGTCGGTGAATACATCGGTAGTTGCTACAGTGTCAACAGCGTAAGCGGTTAAGCCAGTGGCGCTGTCGATAAAGTATGCGTTGCTATGTACCCAGTCAGAGCCAGAACCGTTGTCGTCGCCAAAGGTCTTACCTAAAGCAAACAACTCGTCGTCGACTTTCTTAGCCAAAGCGTAACCAGCGTCATCCGTGTAGAAACGACGGAGTGAAGCCAATGCTTGAGTTTCGACGATGTCTTCGATAAAGCGTGAGTACTCGAAGTGCTTGTCGATCGAGACTAATACTTCGGTCTCGGTGTCAGCTTGGATGGTTACAGTGGTGTTTGCAGCCTTAGCGGTTGCAGTGCCACGGGTTGGCTTAGGAATATGAAGAGTGTCACCCTTCTTGCCACGCATAGACATCTTGTTAACCAAGTTAGCCAATACGAGGTTCTTTTTGTATGCAGCTACTACTTCGTCACTCCAAATCTCTGGAATAAACTTGTCTGCATTTGTCTTGTTGACGATAGAACTACTACCGCCGGGATATGCTGCTGTTGCCATTTTATAAATCTCCTAGTTATTAAGTTACTTTACTCGCCCTTCAGCGTATGCGGCAAGGATTTCATCCTGTAATGCCATATAACGATCTGGGTCCGTAATTTTCAATTTGATAAGGTCAGCTCTGCGATAGATCTTCCGACTGCTTTCGCCTGTGCCTCCGGTATCAACTGCTGCAGCTCTTAATGCAGTTTCTTGAGCTTTAGCTTGTGATTCTGCTGCTTGGGTCTTCTTCTCATTCGACTGAACGCCTTTAATAGCCTTATAGGTACTAAGTAGTTCATCCGCTGAGTTAAAGTCAAATTCAGCATCAGCTTTAGTAAACAAATCCACACGAATCGGGCTTGCTTTGACCCACTCATGAAACTCTGCGTTTTGCGCTATGTCCATGAAGTCTGGATGCTTTGACTGCAACTTCTGAGCAGTCTGCATTCTCTTAAGTTCGAGTGCTGCTTGTTTAGCTTCAAGTACTGCAGGGTGCTGCTCGACAGTTCGTGCTACCGCTTGCTTTGGATCAGCAAAGAAGTCTTCTTCTTGAACTGTTTCAGCTGGCTTCGCCTGTTGCTTCGATTCGAGTTGTTGCTTGAGTAACTGATCGGCTAGACTACGCACCTCATGTACTTCTTGAGCCTGTCGTCCAATGAGCTTTTCAGCCTCTTGGTGCATCTTAACGATGTCTTCTATTGACTTGCCCTTGTACTTCTCAGGAATGATTTCCTGTGGTGCTGGTTCTGGAGTCTCTACTGCCTGTACAGGCTCTTGAGGTTGTTCCGCTGGTTGATCTATCTGATCGAAGGTTTCTTCGTGCAGTTCTTCTTGTTCAACAAAGTTTGCAGCCATATATTGCTCCTGTCACAAAGTGATTGTAGGATTTATAAAATAACAAAGGTCCAGAATGGATTGACTTCGTCACGAATTGAGCTTACGCTCTAGAAGGCGTTTCTCTTCACGCTGTCTAGCCCACCTTGCTGTTGCTTGGGGATGATCTCCCGATACAGGGTCAAGACTAATACGAGGTGCAGAGATCTGCCGATGTGCGTCTTTACCGCACAACTCACAAGGCACTTTGGTTACCTCATAACTAACTAAGTGTTCTTGTAAGTGATCCTCTTCACAGAGGAATTCAAATAGTCTACGAGGCATCCTGAGCGTCTCCCGACGAGTCTCTTTGTAATGCTTCGTAAGCTGTTTCTGAGCTTTCTTTCAGAGTTAGCACCCACTGAAGGATATCTAATTGTCCTTTACGAAAGAACAGATCAATTTCGTTCTGGATTGGAGCAACTTTATTGACCGCATCAAATATTCCTTGAACATCCTCGGTAAATTGCTTCCATCCCTCCGTTGCCATCATGTCCCAACGGTTCTCATAATACTTCTGAAGTTGTTTGTCCACAGTTTTCTCCTTAAATGGGAACTGTGTTGCGTAATTACAACACTACGCTGATATTACCACAACTTTACTTATTTGTCAAGCACTTTTTGATTGTTTTTGCAACATTTGTAGCGATGCAATACGCTCGTTGCTGCGAATATCCTCTTCCTTGAGGGCTAATTCAGCAATTTTGGCTCTACGCTCGAACTCTCCGTCGGTATTCTGACCTCGAATGTTCTGCGATAGCCCTGAAATCACCTTCGCTTGGGTCTCTTGAGGCATTAATTGAGCCTCGATGACATCTTTCTGAGCCGAAGCGTTGTTTTTGGTAGCCTCGGACTGCAGTTTAGCCACTTGAGCCTGTGCAGCAGCAATTTGGAGCTGCGTATTAGCCTGTTGGAGCTGTTGTTGCTCTGGGTTAGGCTGCATCATTTGGTCTAACTGCTGGATCATCTCAGCACGATTTGGCAAGCTAGAGGAGCTAATGATGCCTTTGAGGATCATTGGTAACACTGGAGTGTCAGGACCGAGGGTCTGTAAGAGAGCAATCAACTGCTGTTGTTCGTACTCACGGGCGATAATACCAAGGGTTGCCATTGGGATAAACTTGTAATCTGCTGCTGGGTAACGCTCAGGATCGAACTGCATAAAGCGAAAGGCAGCCTTCCGGATGAGAGGTACTAGAAAGTCCTCTTGGAAGTTTGTTAGCGTTCTCTTGTACTTCTTGATGATGCCGGCAATCGACATCGAGAACTGTGCCGCACCGTCACGGGTAAACTGAGTTGGCTGACCGGAAGCATCGACCGTTCCAGTGGCTTGTAGCAACATACGCTCAAAGTTCTGACTGATCGCCAAGTTACCTTGATCGGTTGTACCAAACTTAAATGGGAACAGAATCTCTGCTGGATTGCCGTTGGTGAGGATTGCTTTTCCGGGTTTGACTTCAAACTTAGCGCCACGAGGTAGTCGTGTAGCGTCCATTGCAATCATCGGAGCAGTCGTCAAGGCTAGGCTATCTAGGTGCGCACGAAGTTGTGCGTCGATACCCTTTTGCATATTGTACGCTTTCTCGACAGTGCCACGACCCCAGAAACGGTTAGGTACGGTATCATCCTGATATGCTACGACAGGACGATCCTTCATCATATATGGGGTTTTCTCCGCCTTGAGAAGGGTTGATCCATTCGCAATAACAACAATCGCCTCGACGAGGTCACTGTACTGGTCCGCTGTACTATCCTCCGGAAATAAATCAACAACCTCTTCACCTTCTTTGTTCTCCAATTGTTCAATGTATTCACGAGGGACGAGACCGTAATACTTCATGAGTAATACTTTGTCGTCCTTAAACTGTACATCTTCTTGCGTTGGCTCTAAGTCATCATCTTGACCGTAGGGTTGGATGTCTACTTTCTTGTAGATACCCTTTTCCATACCTGATACGACCTGATGGATAGAGACATAAGACTCAATCGCCACGCCCATCGCATCGTCTACGCTAACAGCGTTAGGATCGATGAGGAAGTTTTTAGGATTGATGGGGTTGAGTTTAACGCAAGTGTATTCCTTTTCCATTACGCCGTAGGCAGCAGTGCCGTCAGGCATTGGTATGGTCTGAGGATACATCTCCATCTTCTTGGTAACGGTCAACTCACCGATACCAGTACCGTAAATCTCAGCTAACAACTCAATCTGAGTGATAGCCTTCTTGATGTTCTCTTTTTCTAAGTCTTCTTTGAGTTGGAGTTTAAGTTGCTCCACATCGATAAGATTTGTATCGGCAAGGTCATCACGAATATCGAACCATTCACCATTTCCGAAGATAGCTTCGCAAATTTCTGCGTGTCTTGTTTCCACAGCTTGCTGAGTCGCTGGGGAGATAATACGGCTGCGCTCAGATTCTCTAGTACGGTCTTCTGCAGCCCACTTACCTCGGAATATCCGTTCATACTCTTTCCAATCCTCTAAATAGTTAGTATCTCGATGGTCACGCCAACGATCGCAGTGACCTACAACAAACTCGACAATCTCTTTATCGGATTCAGTCGGTTGATAGAACTCGTTTTGTCCAAGTTCGTCGTTTTTGAATTCTGCCATGATTTTCCTTAGTAACCAGAAATTACATCCAAAGTCTCGTATCCGTCATCTTCATAATCCTGCTGATAGTTGGATACCGCTAACTGATCTACATACGCCAATGCGTCGACTAAGTCGTCATGCACATTAGCGGTGGGGAAGAGGAGTAACTGATCTACAAACTCTCTCCAGTCTTCTTCCTTGTTTAGGGTGATTCTGCCATGCTCGAATCTGCCCTGTAACGCCCACGCAATCCGTTCCGTTTTCTTTTTGTTGCCGTGCGTCAAATCTGTGATGTGGAAATACACATTATACTTCCGCATCAAATCGTTTAGGTAGGGTGCTACTGCATTCTTTAGCGCCCCACGCTCAATCCCTACTCCGATAGGCTGATAATCCTGTACCGCCCTTAGAATCTTCCCTGCCGTCTCTTTGATGTCCCAACGACCGTGAATAATCTTCTCAACAAACCAATCGCCATTGTCTTCTATTTTGACAACCGCTATTGCGGATTCGTCTAAGCGTTTCTTTGAAGCGCCCGCATTTTTAGCAACATCCTCAAATCCGGCGAGGTCGATCGCAATAACATAGTCGCCCTGCGAGGGGTCTTCACCATATCGAAGCCACTCTTCTTTGAAGATCTCCTGACCCGCATTATCAAACGATGCCTCGTATTCTTGCTTAAATGCAAACGACGAAAGCGTTTTCCGAGCAGCATCCACTTCCTTTGGGTCAATCGTCTCATTGTCTTTTGTGGTAAAGTGCCAAGCCTTCCATTCCGGATCTTCTCCTTCAAAGCCTAGCTTGTACATCTCATAAAACCAGTTACGCCCTGACGGAGTCGAGATAAACATCGCTTCACCTTTACGGTCCGAGAGCGATGCTCGGATAATCTTCTCCCAAGTGTCCTGCTTAATAAACGCACACTCGTCAAGGACTGCGTAATACAAACTGAGACCACGAAGGGTATCACTGTTATCTGCACCACGAACATGAATCTTACGACCATTAATCAGTGTGATGTCCAGATTGTTAATGTGTGCCGACTTAATCACCGGTTTACCAATCTCTAGGAGACTGTCCCAGATAATCTGACGGGACTGCCCTAGCGTTGGCGACACATACAACACTGCACTCCCTTCGGGAGCCTCTAATGCTTTGATGATCAGCATCATCGTTGCTAAACGGCTTTTACCGCAGCGACGACCAGCAGCGATCACCTTGAAGCGAGTCTTGTCTTTGAAGACCTCTTGCTGCCATTTAAGCAGCTGAAAGTTAAGACTCGTCATCTTCTTCCTGTACCATGTCGACGACACCAGCATCAACGGTAGGACTATTTAGTCCAGTGATGTTAATGCTAATCTGTGGTGTTTGACCGCTATTCTTGGCGGCATCAAACATCGACAGCGGTAAGACACGATCGACACACATCTTTAATGCAGCGATTTGATCCTTATCGTTAGGGTCTAATGCTTTGTGGATCAAAGTCTCAATAATCTTATCTCCGGAGGTTCCTAGCAAGCGAGCTTTGAACTCATTGATTCGTGCTGCGTCTCCGGCGGGTCTACCGACTTTGCCACGGTTACCCTTCTTTTTCGCCTCAATGTCCTTCTTTAGCGGACGACCTACTTTACGACGAACTAACTTTGGTCGAGCCTTGGCGAGGTCTGTGCTAACTGCTTCTTGCACTAACCCCTTCGGGTCTTTTTTAACTTCAACGACAGAAGTATTTATTTCGACAGAATCAGACATTGTCTTTTATCCTTAATGGGAAGACTGAAAATTAACGATTTGGTACTATATAGGGCTTTTCGCTATAGGAGAGATTTCTATAGAAGAAGTATATTAATCATCCTATATCGCTAACGAATCATCCCTAACGAATCGTCAAAGTTCTATATAGTGCGAACTATATCATACTTTTTCGTTTTTGTCAAGTAGTTTCTTACTTTTTTA